TTATGTAAATAGAAGTGCAACTGATGCTAACAGCTCTAGTTATTATAGAGGTGTGTCATCACTTACTGTAATGGAGGTACTAGCATAATGGCATTAATCCGTCTTAACAATCAATCAATCAGTTCTGTTACTGCTTTGCCTAGTGGGATTGCTACAGGGAAAATATTACAAGTACAGCATGGTACTTATGGTACACAAAATTCTATAAGCACAACATCAGCAACAGCAAGTGGTTTGTCTGTGTCTATTACACCAACATCATCTAGTAATAAAATATTAGTTATGGGTAATTTGGCAGGATGTAGAATGTACTCAAATACATACATGAGTATTTGGTTATACAGACAAATCAATAGTGGTGGATATTCTAGTATTAGAAAATTTGAAAATGGTTTCGGTTACTTACAAGGAGAAACAGAAACTTTATCTAAATCTTTTTATTATCAAGATACACCTAGTTCAACTAACCAAGTAGATTACCAAATTTATTTTTCATACAATGGTAGTGGAGATAGTGTGGCTATTAATATTGATAGTCAAGAATGGTCTACTATTACAGCTATGGAAATAGCAAGTTAAAGGAGAAAACAATGACAGACATAGCAAAAGCAATACAATCTCTGAACAAAAAGGGTGGCAATAGCCATGAGTTTGTTGTTAGAGGTGAGCCAACCAATGAAGCAGAATACAATAGTAATGTTGATTATGTTTCTGGTGCAGATGCTAATGGTACTGCTATCTTTTCTGATACTAAGCCTTATACATGGTCAGAAGTCAGTGCTGAGAAAGCATTACTGCAGACTGAGTATGACAACAATCAGTATCAAAGAGATAGAGCCAGTGCTTATCCTTCCTTACAAGACCAGTTAGATATGCAATACTGGGATAGTGTTAATAATACTACGACTTGGGAGGATAAAATAGCTGAAATCAAAGAAGCCAACCCTAAACCCTAATGGCTAAAGACCACCTTACATTTTTTACATCTTTGGCAGTGGTGTTTTTATTCACCATGCTGTTCTGCACATCTGCCCATAGTGAAACAAACACTGTGTCAAGCACAGTAGTAACAAACTCTACACCTCCTACTGCAAATGCACCATCAGTAATCAACTCAAACAGTGATATTTGTAAAGTGGGAGTTGGCTCTAGTGTTCAAAATAATGTTTTAGGTTTTGCTACAGGCTATGTAATAGATGATGAGCTGTGTCAAAAATTAAAGTTATCTCGATCATTGTATAGTTACGGCATGAAAGTCGCTAGTGTATCAATATTATGTCAAGATGCTCGTGTCTTTGATGCGATGACAGATGCTGGCACCCCCTGCCCTTACAACGGATCTATCGGTATTGAAGCACAAGAATTATGGGAGAAAAATCCTCAAGATATCCCAAATGGTAGTAAGTATAAGGTTACTTATGTTGAGGCAAAAGTAGAAGAACCAAAAGGAGATATGAATGGTCTTAAAGATTTTGGTCTTATGGCTCTTACTATGCTTCTCATACTCTAAAGCTGACACCTGTTTACCTGACCATGAAGGTCTTTGTACTCCAGAGACTATTATTGAGGAACAAGTTACAGTAGAAAAGACGGAAGAAGATAAAGGCACAGAGATTATCTTCACAACAACCACTACTAAAACCACCACAACAACCACTATTACAAATGAAGATAGTGGAGATATTTTAGATGGTGATAATGGCTATGTCGCTACAAGTAAAGAAGGCGATATGGACTTTGATTGGGGTGGTGAAGGCCCAGCAAGTATGCCTTCTGGCACATCATGTGGTCAATTAGGCACTGATACTTGTGCAGAAATTACAGGCAGTGGTAATAATAAATCTCGTATGCTAGTCGATGGTATGGGTACAACCTTTTACCAAGAAATAGATATAAGCGATTTACAAATTGATAATGGAGGACAAGTAACCTACTCGATTGAAGTAGATAAACAAGATGCTCAAGATCGAGTCTATATGCACATTACAGGAACTAATGGAGGCGACACAGTCTTTCAAGGAACTGACATCTTGTCTGAAACTGGTATCGCTAGTGGATATCAATCCTATAATGGGAGTTTCGATTTCTCTGGCGTTTTAAATAGAATTAAGATTGAGATAGGTGGTCGTGATATTAACTTAGCTATCGGGCCATTGTTTGATGATGTTAGTGTCAATGTTTTCTACAATGTTATTTCTACAATTATTGAACAACAAATCACAACTGTCGAAGAAATAGTTTACCTCAACCTTACTGATCCTACACAAATAGACCTAATCGAAGAAATCATTGAGTACAATGACATTAAGATTGACGACACTGGTAAGGTTGATTTTATTCCCATAGAGACACCTCAAGAGGATATAACCTTTGAAACTGTTGAAGCAGAAATTGAAGAAATTAAAATAGAAGAAATAGAAGTAGCATCAGTCGAAATGGAAATGGAAGAAGCTATTGAAGAAACCATCGAAGAAGAACCCCAATCCGATAGCGAAACTATTGATGAACCCACTATGGAAGTTGAAGATAGTTCCCAACAAGAAGAAGTACAACAGGAAGAAGATGAAAAGCCTGTCAAAGAACCCACAGCTAAAGAAAAATCAGCTACTAAATTAGTCAAGAACATAGACGACAAAGCTCGTTATGATGAAACCAATCAATTAAAAACATTGATTGTGATGCAAATCTTAGGAAACACAAAAAGTTTTTTTAACAATCAATCGACCTTACAAGACAAGAATGTCGATGAATACCTTAACAAGACCATTGAAGATCAATATGGTCTCTTATTTCAATTAGCACAAGATGTAACTATGGAGGATATGATAAATGCCCAGTATTGAGTATCAAGGAATGAAGTTTACTGGTGGTAAGTTCTTTCTTATTTTATCTTTGATAGGTGCAATTATTGGTGGTGGTTGGACTGGTTATAAGTTTTACGATGACTACTTGGATATGAAAGCCAAGATAGAAGAATACACAGCACCTGATCTATCTTCTTATGATGAGCAACTTGCAGTCATAAAATCAGAATTAGACATGGTTCTTGATGAAATTACCTTAGTTTCTGATGTCGCTAAAGACCTCAAGAACGATATGAAAACAGATTTAAGACAAATGAATAATGACATACGACACATTACAGAGATCGTTAATGATGTAGAAGATAGACAAAAAGAAGATACAAGAGAAATATTTGATGAAATTAAAATCATTGAAGATAACCTTAACTTAAACATTAATAAGGCACTTAATAATCCACTTAACAATATGTCAGTAAAATCAAAAGGAGAATAATAAGAACTATTTGTTACCTGGTATTACCTGATCCCTGGTTACCTAGACTGCAAAAAAATTTTATGTTCCTATGATCTTATGAGTACAGCAAAAGAACTACAGCATTTACTTGATAAGGCAAAAGAAGCTAATCGAGAACTACGCAAAGAAAACAGAGAACTAAAAAAAGAAAGCAAAGAAAAAGATCTGCACATTCAGTTTTTGACAGAAAGATTATCTGTTTGGGCTGATCGTAACTTTGAAGAGAGACAAGCCAGGTTCAATATGACCATCGATGATGTCATGAAGTTTGCTCTTCAAAAACCTGATAACTCCAAAGAAAGAGAGTTAGCAGAAAAACTAAGTCAACAAAATTTAAACAATGAAAAACTTAAACAAGGAGTAGGTGGTGACAACACAAGCTGAAAAACTAAATAAACTAGATAAGGAAGTGGCAGTCATATCAGAGCGAATAAGGCTGATTGAGTCAAACCATCTTCGCCATATCGAGTCAGATATTTTATCAATCAAGAGGGTATTATGGTCTGTCGGTTTTCTTTTACTAACTCAGTTTATTGTTATCATCAAAGACTTAATTATTTGACTAACCCCTTGTAACTTTACGAGACAGTAAGGTACTAAAGACTTTTTCGACAAAATTCAAAAATCAATAACATCATATTAAGGTGAAAATATTATTATTAAGTGATACTCACTTCCCAGCCCAACACCCGGATTACTGGCCTTGGATTAAGGCTATCAAGCGTCTAACAAAATGGAACAAAGTTATCCATATCGGAGACCTGGTAGACTTCTCCAGTGTATCTTTTCATTCTATCTCTGCTGAAACTGACAACCCTACGACAGAAGTAGAAAAAGCAAAAACAGAAATTAAGAAATTAGAAAAGTTATTTCCTAAGATGGATATCTTATATGGAAATCATGATATCCGAGTCATACGCAAAGCTGAGAGTTTTGGTATCCCCAGGAGCTTTCTCAAAGATCTCAATAAAATGTTTGAGATCAAAGCAAAATGGAAATGGCATGACAAGTTAATTGTTAAGCTTAAAAACGGAAACAATGTTTTCTTTACGCATCATTTTAAATCAAGTGTAATTCAAAGCTCTAAGGAGCTTGGATGTTCCCTGGTTACCGGGCATCAACATACTAAAAGTGAATTAACATTCTGGTCTTCACCAACAGCACTTAATTTTGCGATGTGTATCGGATCAAGTATTAACCCAAAGGCTGAGAATTTTAGGTACTCGAAAAACTTTATTAAGAGGCCCATCATATCGATTGCTAGTATTGGTTATGTCGGATACTGCCAACCCTGTATCCATTCAATGCCTTTAGACAATAAAGGAAGGTGGACAGGCCAACTATGAAGAATAGTGACATCCTCAATATAGCATCACAGCTCGTCAATAATGATCGTAACGATCAACATGGCGACATGACTACTAACCATATTAATATTGCCAAGCTCTGGTCAGCCTATAAAGGCGTGGAGTTCACTGCTCATGAAGTAGCAGTCATGATGGCTCTATTAAAGATAGCCAGAACCAAGATAGGCAAAGTAAATCCTGATGATTATGTGGATGCTTGTGGCTACCTGGGTATAGCTGGAGAAATAGCAAGTGAATAATGAATATAAAAAATTTTACCAAAGACTCGATTAAATCTCATGAAGGCTACAGATTAGATCCTTACGAATGCACAGAGGGATTTCTCACTGGTGGCTATGGCCATAAAATCTTAGAAGGTGAAGAAGTTCCAACTACTAAAGAGGGTTGGGAAGCTCTGTTTGATAAAGATTTTGAAAAAGCCTGGAGTGATATGGAGATCTTATGTGAGACTCATAACTTACCAGAGAACGAAGAGATGATGTCTATTTTATGTGAAATGATTTTTCAACTTGGGTTTACAGGAGTGTCCAAGTTCAAAATGATGATTAAGGCATTACAAGAAGGAAACATGGAGGAAGCTAGTAATCAAATGAAGCAGAGCAAGTGGTATGTTCAGACACCGAACAGATGTGTCGCTCTAGCAGAAAGAATGAGGTACGCATAATGTGGGGAATGTTAGTAAAGCCCTTACTCGGAGTTGCATCGGATGTCGTAAAAGGAGTAGTTGATACTCGAAAAGCTAAAGCTGAACAAAAAGTTACAAAAATAAAAGCCGAAACTGAGTTATTAAACAAACAAATAGCCGGGCAAATTGAATATGACGTAGAGGCTATTAAAGGTAGCAAAGATAGTTTTAAAGACGAATGGATTTTAATTTTATGGTCAATTCCTATGGTACTTATCTGGTTCCCAGGTCTTCAAGGTCATGTGCAAAATGGGTTTGAAGCTCTGAAGACTGTTCCTGATTGGTATTTTATAACATGGGGAGCTATCGTAAGTGCCACATTTGGAGCCAAGTCAATTACTAAAGTTTTCGATAGGAAGAAAAAGTAATGGCAGAATACAAAGGTAGAAAAGTCACCCTGAATAAACCCATGGCTGGTGATGTGAAAAAATTTAAAGTATTCGTTAAAGACCCTAGCACTGGAAGAGTAAAGAAAATTAACTTTGGTGCAAAAGGTATGTCTATCAAAAAGAATAATCCTGATCGTAAAAAATCTTATTGTGCCAGGTCAGGTGGTATTAAAGGCACG